GGTGGCATTTCATTATCGGGAAGTTATATGTTTGATGGCTCGGTTGATATTGGTTCGGTTCAAACATCACGATTAACAGCAACTTTAGATAGTTACGGTTATGACGCTTTAGATTTGCTTTCTGAAAGACCTTTACTGTCAACATGGGACAGCTTGGTTGGTGACCTAATAGGTGATGTCGATGTAAAGCTTTATGTCAGAACATCAACAGATGCCATAACTTACGGTGATTGGCAACCGTTCGTGGTCGGCGATTACACGACAAGGGCGTTTCAATTTAAAGCAGTGCTTACGGGCAATGGTGATACGCATAACGTAGCGGTGAGGGGACTATCCGTTCAAGTTGATATGCCGGATAAAATCATAAGTGCTGACGATATTGTTAGCTCAGGATTGACGACGATCAGCTTTGTCGATGAATTTATGGTTTCCCCAGCCATTGGCATTACCGCTCAAAACATGGCAACGGGTGATTTTTATGAGGTTACAGATAAAACAGTGAACGGTTTCAAAATTCAATTTAAAAACGCTTCGGGTTCTGCAATAAGCAGGACATTTGATTACATAGCAAGGGCATACTAATAATGAGCCAGCATGATTACAATATAGCAGACCAAAACGGGTTATCGCTTCAATCAGATTTAAACTCAGTTTTTTCAGCAATACTAAGCAATAACAGCGGCGCAACAGAGCCAACCGTAAAAGTGGCGTATCAGTTTTGGGCCGATACTACTACGGGAATTTTAAAGCAGCGTAACGCAGCCAATACGGCATGGATTAATAAGTCACCATTAACATCAGGCGGTGATGCTGCATACATAACCAACACCCCAGCAAACAACATAACATCAACTAACCAGCAAGCGGTGAATAATGAGCTTGATACTTTAAAAGTAAATGCCTCAGACACTTCCTACTACCAAAGATCAAACATCCTAGGCACTGCCTCACAAACAGCGGGTGTTCCTACTGGCGCAATTATTGAGCGAGGCACTAATGCTAATGGAGAGTATGTTAGATATGCAGATGGCACTCAGGTTTGCACCATTAAGGTAGACGCTACTGGTCAAGCTGTAACATCGGCTACAGGGTCTTTATTCCAAGCCGGATCGGAATTAACGTGGACATACCCAGCTGTTTTCATAGCAGCCCCTTCCCCTAGCTCAGTAGTCGTCCGTAATGATGCCTCCCTTGTGATGGGTGTATACCACAGAACAGTAGGCACTACGACTACTACATGGCGGATCTGGTCGAGCGTCTCTATTGCCGCAGGTGACGTAAAAGATGTCTATCTTACAGCAACAGGAAGGTGGTTCTAATGATTACAATTAACTTAAGCCCAGTACGTTCAAATGAAGTGCTGGTAATTACAAAACTAGGTGAAGTATTAACTATAAATGGTGTAGCTTATGATTTGTCAGTAATCCCTAATGGTGGGTCTATAGTTGATCAAGGACTGCCATTCATTGGAGATATTGATAAGGATATAAACGGTAATGCCACCTTAACTTTACTATACCCGCATGGGGCTAGTCCTACACAAGAGCAGGCTTTTCCATTACCTATCGTAAACCCTAAAGACGGAAAGGTGTTATTGCCATGAGTTTTGATATTACTAAATTAAAGACAAAAGAAGACAAGCAAGCTGAACTAGACCAGCAAGTTATTGATGACGCTAAACAGGCCAAAGTAGAAGCCCTTGCTACGCTAGTAATTACAACAAGTTTTGGTAACACCTTTGATGGCAATGAAACAGCACGTAATAATATGCTATCAGCTATTCAAGCATCCACTTTCACAGGAACCACTACAGCAAATTGGCGCATGGCTAATAACACTGTAGTGAGTGTTACTTTAGATGAACTAAAAGAAGCGTTAACTCTAGCTATTCAGGCAGTTGGTGTGATCGTCGTCGGAACGCCATGACAATAAACACAAACAAACACAGACCGCTTAGGCGGTTTTTTTATGCGTGAGGGGAAAATATGAATTTAGGATTTAATTTGTTGTTTGGGATGATGTTTAAAATAATTAGTGACGTGGTAATGGACTTTACACCGCCATGGATAACTAATTTTAATTTCCCAGAACAAGACGCGAACGGAGATACAGTACTAAGTTCCGTTCTATCAACCGGAGCTAGAGTCATGTATGTTTCCGATAGCGGAGACGATACTATCGCTAATGCAGGGGGCGCGGGATTTTATGCCTACAACTCTTTTGCTGATATACAAAACCCAGCTACAACACCTGTTGCATTCAAGACGCTGAGAGCCGCATGTGCTAATACAAGAGTATCACAAGCTGACGTTGTGCTTTTAGAGCGCGGAAGCGTGTTCACAGACACAGGGGCGGCTATTCAGACTCGAGGGGGCATTAACATTAATGAGAGGGCTATCATTAGCGGGTATGGTGTTGGTGCAAATCCTATTATAGACAAGGTTGGAGAAGGCGATGTGTTTTCCATAGGTGTACCTGTAATCAGTGATTATATGGTAATAAAAGATATTGACTTCACACATAATGATAGAGATCCAAATCACCTTAATTTTGTCGGTTGGGCTAGTCTCAATTTTGGCGGTATGTGTATCTCTATCTCTAAGACATTTCGCAGTGTTAGAAGTATATTAATAGAAGGTTGCAACCAAAAACATTACACGCAAGGCATAGGTGTATCCGGTGTAACTATACCTTATTTTACAAGTGATATAATAATTCGAAGAAATGTCATAAGCAATATGTATAAAGAGACGGGCGGGGCGCATCCTCAAGGTATAAGTATTTCTGGTGGACATGATGAAATACTAGTTGAAGAGAACATACTAGACAGCAACGGTTTTTATAACGCAGTCGGCACAACCTCCCCTGCTACACTTTACTCACATAATATTTACACACTTTCTGTTGTAAACAGTATCTATAGAAACAACATATCTTTCAATCCCAGCTCTATACACCTTAAATTTACCGCTGTTGTTGAGTTAGATTTAAGCATATCACTTACAGGTAGCGTTAGTCAGATCACTGTTAACAGCATACTTCCCAATACACCTCCATCTGGCTATATCTCCGTTAAACCAGAGGATGCAATCAGTACAAAAGACCTAATCACCATACCTTATACCAGCTATACAGGCAACGTTTTTACTATACCTACAACCGATTTTACAGCACGAAATGTATTAAGCGGGTCTAGCAAAGCTGCTGTTAACTTTCCAAAATCTGAAAATGTATCAATTTATGGTAATTTATTATTTGATGGAGAAGTCGGAATATCATATGGCGGCAATGAAAACACGACAAACTACAGTGGCGCAGCCAGGTTTGGCAACTTTCAAGTTCAAAGCAACATGTTTATCGAAATAGGAAGAAGTCAAAACACAGGTAGGACATTGGGGTGGGGGGCAGATGCTAATGATAATGCAGATGGAATATTTGCTCACAATATCGCACTGGGAACATCAAATATAAATGTTAGGAATAAGTACGCATTTGATATTGTTGGGTATGCAGGTAATTTGGCTATATTTAACAACAAAAGTACGAATGGTGCAGGACGTATTTCTGGTAGATACGATAATGGGAATTCATATTACCGAAATCAAATAGAGTTAACTAATGCAGCTTATACCAATGCTCCTACGGCGTTCGCTGACTATCTTACAGCTAATCCAAGTATGGGAAGCACATTAGAAGGGTTCATTGACGCCCTTAAATTATCAAACAAATCGCTAATAAAAGCAAAATCGTCAGAAGTATATGGTTACTTTTCAGCACGATATACACTTGTCGCTCCTATAATATCTAGAAATATTTATGACCTTGAGGTTTTCTCTGAAGAAGTAGCAACATTTATTTTAGACGTGGCAACGAATGTACCATTTACTTTTCAATGGTATAAAAAGGCACCTGCTTCCGGCTCTTTCGAAGCCATGGTTAGTGAGACATCAAATATACTCTATTTCACTGCGTTAATAGCAGACCAAGGGGCACAGTATCAATGTAAAGCACTAGATGGAGCTGGTAATCTATTAGAGTCATCTATAGCTACACTATCAGTGTCTGTACACTCTCAATTTCTAAGGATGGGTCCAGACGACAATGTACCTTTAACCGGTACAGGTCGTGATTTATCCTCTGGAAAAGGTGTTAGATTTAAGTACAGAAGTATTATAAATACAGCATCTATTCCAATTCTTAAATCAAGCAGTGGTGTTGAAAAACTTGTCATACTTACTACATCAAAGACAATATCGATTAAGAATAATAAAAATAATTATACTATTGATATTCCCAATATGGATGAAGTACTCACTGACGGTAATAGACATACAGTTACATACATCGTGGAAAATACAGGAGAGAATCAACGAATAAACATAGACGGTGTTGATTATTTTGGAGATATTACTACAGCAAGTACGGACATAATTTTCTACCCGCAACAGATAGTCAATAACGCTACAGGATCTACATATGCAGGCTGCTACTATGAAATAACTGACTTAGAGTTCTTAGATGTCAGTGGTAATGCTGTATTGAAATTTAAACTAGATTCTGGCGAGATCAGTGGTGGAGTAGAAAACTCTACCGTCGGCACTGGTACGGCGACTATGAATGTTGACTCCGGAAGCTGGATACCAGCTTAATGTTATATGCGATCAAGAATGCTTGATGTAACCAAAAAGCCCCGAAAGGGGTTTTTTTATGCCTGGAGAAAAATATGGATTGGTTAAAAAAACTAAAAGACTACGCGCCCGACATAGCGATGGCTGTTATATCTGGTGGGGCTACCTTGCCACAATTAGCAATGAAGGCGGTTGCTGATGCTATCGGTAAATCTGAGATAAAAAGCCAAGGCGAACTGGTCGATATTATCAGCGGCGCATCACCTGAAACAATGCTGGCTATTAAAAAAGCAAATAACGATTTTGCTATCGAAATGAAGCGACTTGAACTTGATTGGCAGAAAGCTAAATTAACTGACAATCAGCAAGAGCATCATACTACACAAGAAACTATCCGAAATGGTGACAATTCCACTGATGCAGCTGTTCGCATGATACGCCCTGAAATGGCAAAAATAAGCTGGACAGCTACGGTCGCTTATTGTATCGGCTGTTTTGGTGTTAGAGCGATAACGGGCGTTGATATGTTTGATATTGCCATAGCCACAATACTTTCATCACCAGCGTGGGCTTATCTAGGCTTACGAACTAGTGACAAGATATGGGGGAAATCTAAATGAACGTACTTGAATTCACAGAAAAGAAAGAGGGTTGTGTTGGGACTGTATATAAAGACCACCTAGGATTTGATACTATCGGTATTGGTACAAAACTACCTATAACACGCGACGAAGCCAAGCTATTACTTAATCACCGTATGCAAGCATATAGAAATCAGTTAGTAAGCAACCTGCACGACCTTACGGCGCCACAAGAAGTCTGGGATATACTGCTGGCTATGTCGTATCAACTAGGAGTAAACGGCGTGCTAGGCTTTAAAAAGATGATACTAGCTATTCGCCGTAAAGACTATAATGAAGCCGCTAATCAGATGCTAGATAGTTTATGGGCATCTGAAAAGCAAACTCCAAAACGGGCGGGAGAGCTAGCTGACATGATGCGTAAGGTTAAATAGTAGAAGCTAAAACGCGAGCCGATATATCCCTCTTGGGATAACCGCGCTAGCCAAGTAAACGCCTGCCGCTGATATTAAGAATGATAGCACTGGCAAAGCTACGCCGACGATATGCAGATATTGCAGGACATAAATAACAAGCACATGAACAAGATAGATGCCAAAAGTTAAGCCTGATATTTTTATTATAATATCGTTATGCTTGATAAGGCTTACACCTCTCACCAATATCAACGAAAGAGCAAATCCCACAAGGTACGTGACACTTACACCATCCAAATTCATAAAGTAAGTAGCGACGATGGCGGTCGCCATAATGCTCGTTAAAATCACTTTATGTTGCTTATTTAATTCAGCAAAACACCCAAAAAATATGCCAATGAACACGGCCGGCAATGCATGAGTGTATTGCCCAAATGGTGATATAAAATCAAGCTCACGCCAGATAGGCGCGGACATCAGAATAGCGCTTGCAGTCAGCACTGATAATGCAGCCATTGCTGACTTTGATACGCGAGACTTTAAAGTATCAATACCAACCAAACAAAAGAACAGGAACGGTAAAAACCACAAATGGATAGACGGCGTTGCTAATACCCTGCTTAACAGCCCGTTATCTTCCTTATATACCTCCCACCCAAGAGAAAGTTTAACGCCAGCATAAATTACCGACCATACCAAGCAGGGTATAATTATTCTTTTCACTCGATGCATGATAGTGTGATTTTTACTTGAAGCAATAGCAAAGTAAGCTGAAAAGACTAAAAAAACAATCAACCCAGCATAAGCTGTTTCCCGGAAAACTGGAACGCCAGAATGAAACCAGACAATACCGAAAGCGGCGATTATCCTTATTAACTCGATATCAGTTCTCATTACAATCTCCTTACAAATCCAGCTTACCATTCCTGCTATATCATCATTTTTCTAAAAATCAGCTAAATACCCGCTTAAGTGGTAAAACAATCTCAGTTAATATTCCAATCACTATCTTGTCGAGTAAATGCAATGCATCATGATCCTGGTGATTCTCGTACCATTCGTCAAACTGCTTGCCTTCCATCTTTACGCCATAATTTTTATTGTTTGTTTTGTCCTTCATGATCTCACTATCCTTTAAATAATCCATTACAATCTCCTTATAAAATCTGATTCTGACGGCATTGGTGCATTATATCTTAGTATTGATCTTTCCAGTCCCTGCTTATACTTTTCGTAGCTAACCGATTTCCAACCATTACACCCATCTTCACTGCAATCACATTCAGCAGTATAAAATAGCTTATTATATTCATCTACACTAATCCACTCGCTCATATCTTCCCCTCCATAAGTTTCTTTATATACATCAATAAATCCCCTTAAGCATTTCCACAACTTCATCGTCATCGTCACTCAAATATCGAATAACTTCCTTTCTCATTACCGCCTGAATATTGCGTGGAACTGGCTTACTTCCTGCTATCCATGCATTAAAGTGAGGTATACTGTAGCCTCTACCCGCTTCAACATTTAATGCGTCTAAAGCTCTCTGTTTGTTTACCGTAATAGATGATTTATTATCGAACTTAATTAGCATAAACATTTCAATTAATGACTTTCCTGCCATCTTCCTGCATAGCGCTAACGTGTAATCATCCATCATTTACCACCAATTTTCGTATGTAAAGCTCTGCAATAAACGCATCAAGCGCTGAGCGAGGCATTTCACGATAACCCGCTTTTATGCCACCACTTTTAGTTGACCATGATTTTATTTTTGAATTGCTGATCTCAATATTCTGCTCTTCAAACATTTCAATTATTAACGCTTTATCTTGTGCTAGCCTGAGTAAGTTTATTAAATGATGAAAAACATCGTTAGTCGGTATAGATTGCATAAATACTGTACCTTTGTTATTATTTTTACGTCGCTGAATAAGCGCCATGTTCACTGCTGAACAAGCAGAAGAAAGCCCCGCCATTACTGGTAGGGCTTTTTTGTTAGCTGTACATTTCGCTGAAGTCTTTATCAGCAATAAACTGCTTTAGCGATCTACCGTTTAACTTGCCGATAAAATAATTTGCATCCGCTTTGCGCTCATAAACCGAACCGCAAGCATCTGTTGTATATAGGTCATCTATCGATGGGTACATAGCTACATTAGATTTATTAGTAAACGCTGCGATATGCCCGCGCTGAAAACTACCGACTAGACCATCAATCTCTATCAGTTTGCGTGAGTCATGAATTGATTTTACTTTACGATATCCAGCTTCACCAGCAACGCGAACCAATGTGTCGTTAGTGAACAATTTATTGAATTTTTTCATTTTAGTATTCCTATTTAGAATTAATTTATTTTAAAACCTGCTTATTCAGCAGTGAGGGTTAAAAACTTATTTCCTAACCTTGAAACCTATTATAGCCCTAATCTGGGCTATGTCAACAACTTATTTTAACTAAATAAATCTTTCGGAAAACGATCACCTAACTCATTGATTCAATTGACACAGAAACGACTAAAAACGACCTAAAAAGACAGGGCTAAAAAGGTCTATTTGTTAGCAATATCAAATAGTTACGCGAATAAAGTCACCATCTTGAGGGCGTGGCGTGTCTAGCGATGTATTGATGTAGGCTTAATTTATAGCTAATTATTAATGATCTGCATTTGCGGGTGGTGTGGGGATTTTGTAACATCACTAGCTAAAAGTGTGGGGAATAATGCGGGGGTTAATGGCATAAGTTTAAGGCGGGAAGCGATACAACTTATTGATTTAATTGCTAAATACCCTTGCGCCGTTCCGTCTGGGGGACAAGGGGTCGCAGGTTCAAATCCTGCTGTTCCGACCAATAAAATCAATAGCTTAGATATTGTTAAGTTGTGAAAATCAAGGTTTTCATAAAACCTTTCATAAAACAACGTGCTTTTTGGCTTAGCGAGTAGGCTTAACTTTATTTTTCTTCCTGTCATATACCTTAAGCATTTTGGCATCATGGTGACCTGATGCTTTAAGTTTGTCTCCAGTGGTGTCACTGACGCCTGCTGCTTTAAGATCATGAAAGTTAAAAGGTTCAATTCCTGCTTCAATCATTAATTTTTTGAGTCTAGTCCACGCAGATTTAAATGCACTCTCCGTAATACGCTGGCCTTGTTTATCATGAATAACATATATACCTGTTACTTTAGCGTCAGCCTTAACTGCTTTACGTAGTCTAGTTGACCACAAGGTTATTGCGTCGCGACTACCTTTCGCACGAAGAGTATCAAAACCCTCTGATAAGATCTGTTTTCGTGTCGCTCCTAGGATTTCACACCTACGCATACGACATAGATATGCAAGCTCCATTGCTGGTTGGAGATAAGGATATTTTTCGGCTAACCTATACGCTATTTGATACTCTTCTTCTGTAACGTAGCGTGTACGTGCCTTTTCTTTATTTCTCTTCACTAGTGCGCACGGGTTGCTATATTTTATTATGTCACGCTCTAATGCCCAGTTCCAAGCAGCAGAAATCAATGATACTTCACGATTAGCAGAAACAGCGGCAATCTTAGCTCTTGAATCAGAATATGTACGCAATACACCGGGGGTAATATTTTTTAGCCCAGCTGTACCGAATATATTGCCCTTCCCCCGCGGGTAATTAATTATTCTCTCTATCATTTCAGATTGGTATTTGATAGTTCTTGTTGCATTTTTATGGAATAGAACACTTTTCTGGTACTCCATAAGTAACCAGCCAAGATTCATTATATTTTGAGAATGGAAAAGTTCATAAGCACGCCATATTTCTGACATTGGTGTATCAATGTCACACAATCTAATAACTTGTCTTGGTAATCCTTTACCATTGTAGATATGAAGATCATAAGCAGAACGACCACGGTACACATACGGGGGGAGACCATTAGTTCTTTTCCTTGGCATAATAATTCCTTACTCAAATATAAATTCGTCTGTTATTAATTCCTTGAAACCGTTATTGACAGCTTCTAATGTTGTTATCGGAGTACCGCTAGCTGAAATCCAATAGTTAATTCTATTGGCCTTGAGCCAACGTTCTAACCTTACTTTTTGTCTACAGCCACACCATTTATAAAGTGTTTCAGTATCTAGTAATCCATTCATATATTGACTCCCATTTCAGCAAGTCGATGTGAGTAGGTTATACAGGGCGGCGGCCAGATCAAACTGGGTATTGAGTACTTATTATCAAACAACCCAGAACCTATCAAGTTGCAATATTGTTGAAATAAACTGTGCAAGGCCTGTGTGAGAAAATCTGTTGCACATAGTCTTAAACTTTTTACCGTCATCAATAAACTATACATATTAAAACCTCATTAAAAAATAAATACTTGCGTGAATACTATTTTTATACTACACTTTGAATTTACTACTTGTCAACTACTTTTACAATATTTACTTACACTAATTATGGGAAGTCAACATGACCTTCATACAAAGCTTGTCAAAAGCGCTTATTAACTTAAAGAAAATAAAGCAAACAGAACTTGCAATATTATCGGGCGTTAACAAAGGGAATCTGTCTATTTGGTTACAGGGGAAACGTAAATTAAGTGATGAGGCTGAACAGAATATTCTTAAGGCGTTAGGTGTGGTAAATGGTCAACTGGACGAGACCATGGTTCATGTCTGGACTTTGGGGCGGGATTTATCCGATCTGAACTTTGTTTTAAAAGGACTATGCCCTCAACCAGAATTATAACATTTAATGTCGACTGAATTGTTGAAAAAAGTGACTCACTACCCACTCACAGCTATCAAAAACAGGGCAGGGATTAAAATTCTCGTCAAACAAAAACCGACCATGGCAGAAAGTCTTAACTCAACAGGTAAAGAAATTACCGTTACCAAGTCGACTATTGATGGTAGTAAATGGATGATTGATAGACAACCAGAGCCAGTAGAGGCAAAAGTTTATGGCAACTGGCAAAAAGGTATCGCGACCATAGCTGAGTTTGATGAGTTCGTCACCAGTGATGATATCGCATGGACTTGGTCTGATGTAATCGACAGGGTACATAATCAGGATATCAATATTAGCCCTTCAGAAGTAATGAATGCAATCGACATTTTGGTCAACAATAAAAAGAAATAAGTCTAATCATGAAAAATAAACTGACGGCCTTTTAAGTTGAAGTAGTGCGTAGTAGTGAAATCACTACTACGCACTACTCCAGATTTGAAGGCACTTACTAGGGAGTAGGACAATGGGAGATACAACAGAAACTAAAGAACGCGGCGCAGCCATTACTGAGCAACAAGTATTTGCAACCTGTGATAGCTACTTTGAAGAGCATAATAAAGCACCATCACAACAATACATCAGAGATCTCATTGGCGGTTCAGCGAGCACTATCGGTCGATTCCTAAGACAGTGGAAAGAAAACAAGACTAATGAAGCTCAGGTGACATTGTCGATGCCGGACCACATTCGAGATAGTGGTCTAACCTTTATTGGTAACTTGTGGCAAAGTATTCAGCCGACGATTAACGACATGATTAGTACTGCTCAAGAATTGGCCGATCAAAAAGTCAGTGCTGCTGAGCAAGAAGTTAATGATGCCATCGCCAATCAAGTTTGGTTAGAACAAGAAAATGCCCGCTTAGAAACACTCGTCCAAACTACAGCGGATAAACATCAACAACTGTTTGATGATTTACTGATGAAACTCAACCAAAGCCAGCTTGAAAGGACACAAGCAAATCAACAGGCTCATACCGAAAGAGAAATTATGATCGCTAAATTAGCCAGGATCACCGGTGAGCGTGATGCCCTCAAGTTACAAATTTCTCAGCATAATACTGCGATAAATAATGTACAAGAAAGCTGTAAAAAACAGCTTGAACAAGCCGGTAAGGAAGAAACCAGACTATCTTCTGAACTGAGTAAGCTTAAAGATAGTAAGAGCGATTTGGCTAAAGACAACAAAATCATTGTAAACAAACTATCAGATCTAAAATCAGCTACCGCTAAAATAGAAGGTGAATTAAGTTCAACTCAACAACACCTAAAAATGCTGAATACCGACATTAAAGCTGAGCGTATAGAGCTTAAAAACGAGCTGGCTCTTGCTCAAAAAGATAAGACGAAGGCCGAAGAAAAATTAAAAGCTCAGATTGAACTCTGGCAGTTAACAGCAAGTAGCACAGTAACTGAAAAAAGTGGAGGCGAGTAATGGTCGCCAAAAAACTCAGCCAACAACAGGTCTTTGCCAGTGCTGATAAATTAAGCGAGCAGGGGATTGCCCCCACCGCGAAAAAACTCTTAGCCGACATTGGTATGGGTAGCCTCACGACCCATACCAACTACCTAAAGCAATGGCAACAGCTTCATGATAACGATGATAACCAACCAGCGAGGTTATCATCCACCGTAACCCCATTATCATCAGACATTACGAACTTGTTTGAAGGCGCCATCACGCAATGCTGTCAGCAAGGTTTTCAGGCAGGCCAACACGCGATGGCAAGTGAGCTTCATACCCTCAAGACCACTCTTGCAGAAAAAACGGCAGCATTAGAAAAAGCTGAGAAGGCACTGCATAAGCAGCAGAAAAAACTTAAGTTAACACCACAAAAAGCGGACTTTAAGAAGAAGATCACTATTGTTCATTACCTTAATCAACAAGGTGACTAAGCTGTTTATCAAGATAACTTTCTATACTTTATTGGCTTCGCAACTATGCGACCGATAAAGTTAGAGGGAAGTTTATTTGAGAGAAATCAGTGAGGATTTTTCACTCAATAAACGCAGCCTTTGAACAACGTGAAAGGGCTTCCCGACTAAGTTATCTTCTTATAGATTATAGCCACCTATGAATCGTCTTACTCAAGACAACTATCTTAAAAAAGCAGAACGCTTCTTTGAAACGTTTGACCTGCCAGAAGATATAAGAACACCCACTAATATTAGTGCCGCCTTACAACGTGCTGCTCGTGATAAAGAAGACAATCACCGAGCAGATGGTGACATCAAAGATAAAAAAGTTATCCAGAATATCAAGCAATACGGCTATGCCAAAAGCAGTTGGCAACAACTCAAAACAGCGCTGCGTTACTATTGCAAATATCATGGTGATGATAACAGCGTACGTGCCATAGAAAACACCATGCTTGATGTTAAGCCTGCTCTATTACATAAGCCGACGAAGAAAATAAAAAAGATATCTGAGCAACAAATAGTAGACTTAGCCACTGCACTTCATCAGCAAGCCATCGCCCATAGCACACATCCCGCTAACTGGAGCCAGCTGAATGACCGTGCAAAAGCAGCTATTACTAACAAGAAAGATAACCACATCAATACGATAAGAGGGCTACTTTCTGTTATCAATATTTTAAGTATCACTGGCTGTCGTCCAATTGAAATTGCCACCATGCAATGTAGAGATAATCACTCTGTCTTTATCCTGGGGGCAAAAAAATCAACCAGCATGAACAATGGACAAGATGGCATTGAAGATAGCGATCGAGGCGCCGATCGCGTGTTGCAATTTTCAGCGGCGGAGCACGAAAAATTGAATGAAGCATTAACGACCTTACGACAGGTAGCTTGGTTACCAGAACATAAAGCGTCGACCAACCAGCAAACGGACATAACGACAGAATCAGACTATCAAACGTTCAATCTTACGCACGATGAGCTGGTCCAATTTCAAGGCTACTTGAATCTCAGTAGAAAACGACTGGCTAGATTATCAGTCAAAGTACTCAACCTAAAAAAAGGGATCTGTCTTTATACCTTTCGGCATCAGCTAAGTTCTGACTTGAAAGGAGATGGTGACCATTACACCCGTCAGCAAATGGCCTATATCCTAGGCCATCTTGCTACCAAATCATTGGATGCGTATGGGTATAAGAAATCAGCCAATACTAAACGACAGATTGGAATTACTGATCCGAAAGCGCTGAACAAAGTACGGATTACGCATACAACCGTTGAGTTTGATCATGAGGGGAATGTGGATCAAAGCAGTCGGCGTGAAGCTAACAAACGGCTTGGTCAATCTGTAATAAGCGCCAAGGTGTAGCTGAGACCATTACCACTATTAGCATGGCGAATGGGTTGTGACTTCACCTTGTTTTAGTTAATTCAAGTAGTAAACATGTATCCCTGAATGCAAGGCATTACCCTAAAGTGTGGTCGAGTCAATCGGTCACACTTTTTTTGCGTAAAAATAACGATTGCCTCATTCAAATATTTTAATGAGTTCCACTAATAAGTGATCGATATATGACGCACTCCAATAAATTATCTTAGTTGTTTTTTTCTTAAATACTCATGTAGTTGATTAGAAGTATTAAAATTAAATAATGTTTGATATACTTTACTCAAATATTAGTTTATGTATGGTATATCAATCATGAGCAGCAAAAATGAACGCGGAAAGTCTCCGACTCTCTTTCCAGTAAGGGCGCGCATTCTAAAGCAGATGGGCGAAAATATTATGCTTGCACGTAAGCGACGTAATCTCACTATGGAAATGGTGGCTGAGCGAGCCGATACAACACGTCTTACCGTGTCCAATATCGAGAAGGGTAGCCCTTCTGTGGCAATGGGTCATTACCTTAATGTTCTGACTGTACTTCATCAGGAGGCAGACTTTCTCAAGATTGCCGCTGATGATGAGCTTGGAAGGAAGCTTGTTGATCTTGAGCTAAAAAACAAAAAGGTCTCCACTAAATGAAAATGCTAAAGATATATGCTGACTGGCTGGGCCTGCCCAATAGGATTTTAGTGGGAGAACTTACTGTTGACGTTGTTCGCGGCAAAGAGGTTTACAGATTCAGTTATGAAAATGACTGGCTTCAATCTCCCTATCGCTTAGAAATAGACCCAGAGTTATCGCTCTACAAGGGTGATCTCTTTCCCAGATCTGGCAATGACAACTTCCGAGCCTTCCTTGATTCCGCACCGGACAGGTGGGGAAAGCTACTCATGAAGCGACGAGAAGCAATTGACGCAAAGCTTGAGGGAAGAAAAGAGCGCACACTGCTTGAGTCTGACTATTTGCTTGGTGTACATGATAGCTACAGGATGGGAGGCCTACGTTATAAGTTAGATATTGACGGCCCGTTTTTAAGTGACAGCGATGAGCTTTCAGCGCCTCATGTTACAAGCTTAAGAGAGTTAGAGCATGCAGCAAGAGTAGTTGAAGAGAACAAATCCATTCCCTCTGATGAATTTCTTGCAGAATACAGGAAGTGGCTAAATATGCTGATTGCACCAGGCTCTTCTTTGGGTGGTGCAAGACCTAAAGCCTGCGTTCAAGATGATGAAGGTTTTTTGATTGCCAAGTTTCCAAGCAAGCTTGATGAATATGATGTTGGCGCATGGGAGCACGTTACTGGTCTGATGGCTTCTGATGCTGGCATCAATATGAGTGAAGGTCATATCGCTAAGTTTAACAGCGAGTATTCAACCTATCTCTCAAGGCGGTTTGACCGTCGCTTAACGGGTGATGTGGTGAGCCGTATTCACTTCACATCAGCAATGACCCAGCTTGGTTATTACGACGGCAAGGCTGACATGGGTGGCGGTTATTTTCAATCAGCAGCTATAGGGGAGCACCATCCTGCAAGCTATCTTGAGCTGGCCACCTTCATTAGCAGCGCTGGGGCAAATATTAAGTCTGATCTGATTGAGCTCTTTCGACGCATCGTGTTTAATGTGGCGGTTAAGAACACGGACGATCACCTAAGAAATCATGGGTTCCTTTTTTATGGAGATGGCTGGCAATTGTCTCCAGCATTTGATGTTAACCCTAACCCAGACGGAACGGGTTTGAGCCTTAACATCAGTGAGACGAGTAACGCGTTGGATCTGGGGCTCGCTCTCCAGCAAGCCAAATTCTTCAGGCTATCTGATGATGACGCACTGAAAGTCATCAACGATGTGATGTCAGTAGTGGTAAGATTTGAAGATTTTGCCACAAAATCTGGCATAAAGGGTCATGATATTAAACTCATGCAACGGGCATTTATGACTCAGGATGAGGCCGAAGAACAGTTGATTGATTATGGGTACGAGGTTAAGCCAGATGATTTCACCCAATAAAAAAATGTGACCGATTTACTCGGTCACATTTTAGTTTAATGGATTGTCGCAACAACTCAGGACTTTTGTTATCTATAAATATTTACAGACGTTAGACAGTCTTAAGGTGGCGCACCAAGGGGCATTCTTTCAAAAGTGCCACACTTTAGGGTAATGCCTTGCCCTGAATGCGGGTTCATTGGATGAATGGTGTTACAAAAGGAAGAGTTAGGATAATTTGTTTGCGCATTATCGTGCTTCGATGAGATTTAATGAATATTTGTTACTAAGCACTATTAGAATATATTACTGTATATATATGTAATTGTCAATAAAATCAATCGGTTGATTCGGTTATGGTTGGGTAGCGATGTTAAGCATTTGAAAGGTATGCGTTTAATTTATTATGTCATATGATTTTGATTATTAAATAATATGGCCTTATCGGTGCTTTAAAGTGTTAACTATATTTACCGTGTATATAATACAAGTAAATCAATGTGTTAGGATTTTCTTGTAATGCTTTACATTGCATTTGAAATCCATTAGCTTCCCCCCGTTAACACTAAAAGGGGGGAAGCTTATGGACAAATCAAAATCAGGAAAATTATTTATAAGGTGTCCGACCATTTATCGATATCGCACGGAAAGAACTGAACGGGGCTTAATATGGTTTGGTTTCGAGTGTAATTCAGGCTGGTTTGAAATTATTTATCAGCTTTCCATCCGGATTGAAGATATTGCTCAAAAATTAAAAAATGCGGATGAAGAAGACGACAAATTACCATTAGTTATTCAAGTAAAAGAAAAGTTTAACACGCTCCGATTTTATGTTCGAAATACATCTCCTAATATACAAAATCTGATTAGCGAAGCTGAGGCCCAATCATCACAAACATGTGAAAAGTGTGGTCAAAAAGGTGCGTTAAAATGCAGGAATGGTTACTATGCCACTTTGTGCTCTGCGTGTGAGATCTGTCATGATGATTAGAGCTACTCAACCAACTCAGGCAGTGCTTGCTTTAGATTTAGAAGGCACCCTGATCAGCAATGCCATGAGTCAGTTTCCACGAACAGGTTTGCATGCGTTTCTTGTGTCAAGCGCCGAGCTTTTTGGGAAAAATAACATCGTTATTTACACTACCGTCAGCCAGACATTATTTAGAGATATAGCTAATAGACTATATGATGAAGGTCATGTACCAGAATGGTTTACGACAATTCGTTATATAGAATGGGCAGGGCAGATAAAAGATTTACGGTGTGTTAGTGCTGATATAGAAAAGGTGTTATTGGTTGATGATTTTGAGGGCTACATTGAACCACAGCAGAAACATCGATGGGTCGAGATGACTCCGTATATTCACCCTTACCATGATGATGACGCACTAGACAAATTGACAAAGACATTAATCGAAAGACGATTTACTGATTTTTGACCTAAAAAATGCTACGACTGTTCTAAATTTTGAAACAACTGTGAATAGTTATGACCAACTATTTATCAAGGAGAAGTCATGACACATATCATTCGAACAAATGAACGAACGTGGTTCATGTTAGACGCCGAAGAACAAGATGAGCATGGGAGGGAGCCATTACGACTTACTTTACAAGTAGACACACTCTTGGATTTACTCTGCTTATATCAGGAACCGACAGCGATGACGATTAAAGCCGCCTATGTCATATCACCAGATGACTTCAATGAGTCAGGCGGCTGGGGAATGAAAATGGACAAAATGTCGGCAATTTGGACGGGAATTGATCGTAGATATAAACAAACTATCTACCTTTATTCTCTGACGGATGATGAATCTCCCTCGATGGTGGAAAATGCATTAGTAGGAATTAAAAGTGAGCATATTATTTATAGCCGTAAATTATGTACTTTTCTCTCGGGAGATAAGTAATGGTCATGCTAAGACAGGAGGCATCATGATTAGTAGTTTACCAGCAGGAGAGGTCATATTGTCAGACTGGAACATCATCGAAATTACGGGGACAGGTGAGCAACATTTTGTCGGGTACAGTGAGCTTGACCGGCTAGGCCGTGTGAGTACACAGATTAAGCACTTTGATGAAGAAACTGGCCGGGGTGAAACAAGATCAGGTTCTCAGTACAAAGTGATAGGCAAAGCAGGACGGATCCATCGAGATGCCCGTTATGTTTTAGAACGCGTTTGTCCAACTGAATTGATTGCGTATCGTTTTCGCTATCCCATTGCCCCGTAGCGAGCTAACGCACTTTTGAAGTTATCTCGTGTTAACTACCTTGTCCATTTGAGTGATACCACGTTAAGTACCTTTTAAGATGAAGTAGTGCCAAGTAGTGAAATCACTACTTGGCACTACTTCATCAAACACCTTGGTGCATTTCATTGTTGTTCATCAGCACAAAGGAGTTGCCCGTTTCAGCATCGCACTTTCCAGTTGTAATAATTAATGGCTAATAAATACAATGGATAGCAATTTTTTCCGGTGCTGGTAGTTGGAAACAATTGGATGCAGATTAACAGCCGTTACTAACTGTGCCGACATTTTAGCCAAGTTACAGTGTCTAAGAGTAATGATTGGTAGTAATTAAAACTTTGCAGTTAAATGTGCTTTAACGACGGTTAATTTCGTTATGTCTTTGTAATGGTCTAATAAAAGTGAAGTAATTTATAGCCTATAATTTGAAAAAATATTAGGAATTATTATGACCCGAAAAGCACGCTTAACATTTACAGCAGAACAAAAGCTTGAATATGCCAAAT